GAACAGAATAAACGTCACCAGCGCGAAAAAATGAATCAAGATTATCGTCAACGACAAGAAAATCTTGAGTTGAATGGCAAACAACTTTCATACCCAAATCAAAAAGAGGCTGCGTTTGAAGCTATAGGAGCATTTGATAGTGGAAAACAAGTAGTTTGCTTAATTGCCCAACCAGGCACAGGGAAAACTGGAGCATCTCTGGAAATAACATATCGTATGGGAACTCATCCAAGTGATGATAAAATTATAGATTTAAATAATAATATTATGCTATGTGGTATGAATGACAAAGGATGGAAAACCCAAATGAAAGAAAACATGTTGCCATTATTAAAAGACAATATTTATCATCGGGGTGAACTTAAACAAAAACCAGTCACAAAAAAACTACAAGAACTTGAAAACGGACTTATAGGCATTGATGAGTGTCATATTGCATCTGGGACGAAGATGACAATAGATACAGAACTAAAAAAGGCTGGATTACTTAACATAAATTATCTTATTGACAAAAATATCAAATTATTAATTATTTCAGCTACACCAGAAAGTATGTTAGATGATATAAATAAATGGGGTGATAAAGCAAAATTAGTAATTCTTAAACCTGGACCACTTTATAAAGGATTTCAAGTCATGATTGATGAAGGTCGTATTCGTGATGCGCCAGAATTAACAACAGAAACTCATGTGAAAAATTTCTTAGATATATTTGAGGAAAGATATCATGGAGTGTCAAAACGATTCTTTATTATGCGCGGATTAACAGATGATGTGCTTCATTGGATACATTCTTATTCTGTTCTTAATCATTGGGCGAAACTTAGACATTACGATTCAGTTGATGCCATTGAAGATATTGATGAACTAATGGCGTCATCGCCAGATAAACATACAATTATATCAATAAAAGAATACTGGCGGGCTTCAAAACGAGTGAAACACACATGGATTGGAGGAACCTATGAAAAGCCTCCTAAACAACGAAATACAAGTGCTACTGCACAAGGACTTACAGCACGTCTTTGTGATAATTTTGAATATGAAGGCGAATTATTAAATCAGGATTTTAGACCTTTGCATTTTTGTGATGTTACTGCGATTGAAGAGTATCTAAACTGGTATAATAACGAGTGTAATTATTCTGCTGTAACATATACATCTGCTCATATTAAATCAAAAAATGGAAAGGTAAAATCACGAAAATCTGTGTTACATTCATCAAATATTGCTAATTTAGTTCAAGTTCCAGATGAAACCACCTTGTCTATGGTTGATAATTATAAAATATCAGAATTCTTTCCAAATCGATCAGAAGCAAGACAATGGGGCAACACTAATATTAATTGGGATGGTGAATGGAATACACGACAACGAACCCCTACTAATGTAAATCCATGTAACTTGGATGGAAGAAAGGGTAATACACATATTCGTTCTCGTGGGTCATCATATCTTATACCAACTTTAGAAGAATTTAGAGTAGAAAGAGATTTTAGTAAATTTGGTTATGGTGTTCGTTGTGTTCCAGTTAAAGATGCGGTTTCAAATTCACTATTATATGCAATTATTTATAAGACAAGTTGGTTACATCCATAATAATAATAATTTCTCTGCGTATATTATTATGAAACTTTGCACGCCGGCAATGGTTTATGTTGTTCTCTCTTGTCTTTCTTTAGTAGTTAGTGCAATTTATAATTTAAACATTGGGGTAATGTTGGTTCAACTTGTTTTTATTTTCATATGGTCTCAGGTGTTAAATTATATATGTGTTAAGGGATATGAAAACGTTTCATGGTTAATAGTGTTATTTCCATTTATTATGGCGGCACTCCTTTTTCTAAAAATAAAATAGCATATAAAAATATATGCATTTTATATTTGTTAAATAACTATGACGTTGTTGGATATTGAATTTACTTTTTTATTGGAATGCACTTTATTACAACAACAGTTGCGCATGTTGGCAAAAACTGTTATAGTAAACCTCGTGGAAGACCCTTAAAATATATTACTGAGAAAGAGAGAAAAGATGCGAAAAAGAATGGAAGAAAAATGTTTAGAAAAAATAAAATGTCTATCATTAAAGTATGAAGTTTGTATTCAGGCGATAATATGCATTATTCTCTCTTTTATTTATTTAGTTATTTGTCAAATACAAGTGTTTAACCCAGTATCCATTGCACTTCAAATCGGCCTGATTGCATTATGGGTGTGGTTAATAGATTTTTTCTGTAAAAAGGGATATTATAAGACCGCCTGGTTGCTGCTAGTTCTTTCACGCATTCACGTATTAAGATTTATCGTATTAATATAACGCGGTGGTTGATGTGTTATAATATATATAAAATAAATATAAAATGGAGTGTGCTATTTGTTATGAGAAGTTTTTTACACCAAAAACAAAAGAAGAATTAAAATGTTTACTTTATGAAAAAAGTAGTTACAAAGAAATAGAGATGTTCAAAAATCTACTTATTACAAATAAACAGAATGAAACACATGCATGCTCTACACCCAATTGCAAATGTATAATTTGTCGCGATTGTTGGATAAAACTAACGCATAAAGGAAAAGATATAGACGAAATGACCGTTGATGATATGCCAACCATTAACAACAAATTTGTTTGTCCTTGTTGTAAAATAATTGATTGGAAATATTATATGAATAATGTATTTAATGAATTACAGGAAAAAGCATTAGGGGAAGAAGTGTTTCATGAATTGTTATTTTCAAAATGTTTTAATGACTTTGATTGAAAGAGAGATAAAGAAAATAGAAATAATAAACAAAAGAATATATGTCGATCATTGTGCAATGTCCGCATTGCGGCGATTTTATTAGCATTGTTGAATTAAATTGCTTAATTTTTCGACACGCAGTCCTCATTTCAAATGGACAACAAATTAATCCGCATGCATCAAAAGAAGAGTGTGATTCATTTGTAGAACGCGGATTGGTGTATGGGTGTGCCAAACCATTTAGACTTGTCAAAACAAATGATGGTGTATTGTTAGCAGAAAAATGTAATTATATCTGATTATAGTATAATGTCATTAACACGAACTACTGTGCCATATAGTAATGGAGATGTTTATATAGGTGAAGTCAACTGTATAAAGAATGGTAAAGGAAGAATGGACTATACAAACGGCGATATTTATGAAGGTAACTGGATTGATGATAAAAGAAACGGATTAGGGACTATAAAATATAAAAACCGTGATGTTTATGAAGGTGAATGGAAAGATGATAAACAAAGTCAAGGAACAATGAGATATAAAAGTGGCGATATTTATGATGGTCAATGGGCTGATGGTAAAAAGAACGGTCAAGGAAAAATGAAATATAAAAATGGTAATATTTATGAAGGTAGTTGGGTTGATGATAATCCAAATGGTCCAGTAAAAAAAAGAATTACATACAGTAATGGTGATTATTATGGTGAATTTAAAAATAATTTACGCAATGGTCAAGGAACTATGAGATATAGAAATGGTGATGTTTATGAAGGTGAATTTAAAAATGATTTAAAAAACGGATTAGGGACTATAACACATAAAAATGGGGATATTTATGAAGGTGAATTTAAAAAGGATTTAAGAAACGGACAAGGAAAAATGACATTCAGTAATGGTCGTGTTTATGAAGGTAGTTGGGTTGATGATAATCTAAATGGTCAAGGAAAAATGACATACATTAGTGGAACAGTTTATGAAGGTGAATGGAAAGATAATAACATAAATGGTCAAGGAAAACTTACATACCCAGACGGGAATGTCTATGAAGGCGAATTTAAAAATAATAAAAAAAATGGACAAGGAAAACTGATACACTTTAATGGTGCTGTTTATGAAGGTGAATTTAAAGATGATAAACAAAGTCAAGGAACTATGAGATACAGTGATGGTGCAGTTTATGAAGGTGAATGGAAAGATGATAAATTTAATGGTCAAGGAAAAATGACATACATTAGTGGCGATGTTTATGATGGTCAATGGAAAGATGGATTGAAAAATGGTCAAGGAAAAATGACATACAGTAATGGTGATGTTTATGATGGTCAATGGGCTAATGATGCCAGACATGGTCAAGGAATCATGAGATATAAAAATGGACGCATTTATGAAGGTGAATTACTAAATGATGAAAAAAACGGACAAGGAATTATGAGATACAACAATGGTGATGTTTATGATGGTAATTGGGCTAATGATGCCAGACATGGTCAAGGAACTATGAGATACATAAATGGCGATATTTATGAAGGTCAATGGGCTAATGATGCCAGACATGGACAAGGAACTATGAGATACAGTGATGGTCGTGTTTATGAAGGTGAATGGAGACAAGGCAGTCGTTACAGACGAGACATATATACTTATGATAATGGTGATGTTTATGAAGGCGAATTTTATGATGATGAAAAAAGTGGTGAAGGAATTATGAGATACAACAATGGTGATGTTTATGATGGTGAATGGGAATTTGATACAATGAGTGGTCAAGGAATCATGAGATATAAAAATGGACGCATTTATGAAGGTGAATGGGAGAATGATAAGCCTCACGGTGAAGGAACTATGAGTCATAGTGAAAGAAACATCCAAATAGGAACTTGGGACAATGGACGGCGAATGCGTATTCCGGGTGACTTTGGGTTTGATGCTGAAGAGGATGGACCTCTTCCTGACACTACTCCTGAAATTAACAATAATGACAAGTTTGGAGGCTCAAAGACAAATAAACGGAAAACAAATAAAAGAAAGACAAATAAAAGGAATACAAATAAAAAGAAAATAACTCAACGGAATAAGAATAATCGAAAGTAATATAAATATTAAATAACTAACTAATGTAAATGGGATTACTTTCAGCCTTGATTTGTGCGCCGATTATTGTAGTGGGAGTGACTTTTGGTTCACCAGCAATTCTAGGATTAGCAGGATTGTCGGCAGCAGGGCCTATTGCTGGTGGTCTTTTTGCAACAACACAAGGAGCAGCCATCGCGGCAGGTAGTTGGATGGCTGCCGCACAAACAATTGCAATGGTTGCGGTTATTCCAACCCCGTAAAATCTACAAGTTATTAAATATTAATCTAATAACTTATTATGTTCTCTTTGCCACCGATTCGTTCCGCACAAGTAAAAATATATCCAGAAAACGATTACAGTATGTATTTCGACGGTTGCAGTAAAGGTAATCCGGGACCTTCTGGATGCGGCTCTGTCATTTTTTCTTCAGGAAAAGAAATATGGGGTTCATCTATATTTGTCGGAGAAAGAGAGACAAACAATGTTGCGGAATACAATGGTCTTTTGTTGGGTCTAAAAAAGGCGATAGAGATGAATATAAAAAGGTTAATTGTTTATGGAGACAGTCTTTTGGTAATAAAACAAATGAACAATCAATACAAAGTTTCATCTGAAAGGTTACTTCCTCTGTTTAATGAAGCCCAAGAATTAAAATCAGAGTTTGATATGATTTTATTTGTCCGTGTTTATAGAACCCAAAATAAGAGAGCAGATGAATTGTCAAACATGGGTCTTCTTTTACATAAACAATCCAGAGTTTCTCTCTGAGTTGTATTTTAAAATATCGAGTTGTTTTGAAGTTGTTGGAAATTCGGCTTGTCCGTAAATGTCTTGAAGTAGCAACCATTCAAACAATCCTCCAATATAAATATAAATGTTTGAAAATCCGAGAGAATGTAATTGCGCATATTTTTGATTTAATTTAGAATCACTGCAATTTTTTCCATAAATAATAATTTTTATATTCTTATTTTTAGTCAAATGCTTATTCATAATGACTTCTTCATCTGAAGCGATGATTGTTGTGGGAATGAGACAATCTTGTTGATTGGATGGCAATGTATTTATCAATACATATTCGGCCTTGTTGATCGTTTTAATGATTTCTTGTATATTTTCAAAATTGACTTTTTGAAAAGATGCGTTATTTCCCATTATAATTATTTTAATATTTAATTATTATATGTTTTATTTTAAAAAAAGAATTACAATAAATCAAAAAAAACAACAACAACAAAGGACAAATCAAGAAAAACAACAACAACAACAACAACAACAACAACAACAAGCAAGACATGAACAACAACAACTACAAGAACAACAAGCAAGACATGAACAACAACAAGAACTACAAGCAAGACATGAACAACAACAACAACAAGAACTACACGAACAACAACAACAACAAGAACTACACGAACAACAAGCAAGACATGAACAACAACAACAACAAGAACTACACGAACAACAAGCAAGGCATGAACAACAACAATTAGAACAACAAGAACTACAGAGAAGGCGTGAACAACTACAATTAGAACAACAAGAACTACAGACAAGGTATGAACAATTACAATTACAACAACAAGAACTACAGACAAGGTATGAACAACTACCACAAGAACAATCACAAGAACAACAATAACAAAAAGACTCATCCCGAGTGGTAAGAGAATATGGTCATAATTATCATTGAATTACAAATAAACAAACAAACCACACGACCAACTTCAATGATTTAGCAAAATGCATTCCAATTAAATACGAGTAAGAAAAGAATATGTGATAAGAACTAACAATCCAATAGGCAATATAAGCGGTTCATAATAATTCAAATAACACCATCCCATGACAAAAAACACTGGAAATAAATGATTTCTGGGTATCAAATTGTAGCAATCGCTTGTTCTGAAAAAAATCCAAAGTCCACTGCAAATAACTGCAAGTTATGCATCATTTAGAACTCTTGTTTATGAATCGTGTCTTTCATCAATGCAACATTGGTTTGGACAATCAAGCAAAAGAAAACAATTTGGAGAGATTGCTCCTCCGATATTTTATAATCCAACTAACGCAAGACAAAATCAACAAACCGGATGGTTGAAAGCTACGAGGGGTGGATTATATTATTATAATTCAAATTTAAAACTTGACAACTGGAATGAAGCTCAATTTGGACCATTGCCAACTCCTGAAGAATTGGATGGAGCAGTATTTTTTTACCTATGCCGTGTTTTCCTCCCAAATACTTCATATAGTATATGAAGTATTTAATTCTAGGGTGACATTGACTCCTTGAAATAGTTAATGAAATTCCACGACAATTTCCACTTTTTCTTTCTTGATACTTTTTGTTGCAGAAATGGATAATTCTTCTCTCTTTTTCCGTGTCTTGGAATTATCTACATTTTCTTTTCTTTTGGAGGTGCTGTTGCGACAATTCATATCTTTTTCAATTTCATCATAATGTTGTTCAATATAATCAATTACTTTATTTTCAAGCGCCCATTTGAAAAAGTTCAATTGTCCAATGGTTGTTTCAATGCTGCTGCCATTTTTATATGGTATGTTAATGCGATCCCAACGACAAAAAGGGTCTAGTCTTTTTTTGGAATACGCCTTTAATTTCAGTTTATAATCAACATATACTTTAAATCTTCGTCCATTTTCAGTTTCGTCGTCAATGGTATAAAGTGTATAATATTTTTTTGCATAATTTGTGGCAAACCAATCAACAATCCGGAGAGAAATTTGTGATTCTCCAGTAATAATTTTCAACATACGAGATAGTTTGTCTTCATCCTTGTAAAATTGAATCAAATTTGCGAGCAATAAATTATTTTGAGTAATAAAGGATGAATTCGTATTCATTGATTAATTTAGTTTATTTATTTTATTTAAATCCTTATTTTTGATTTCCTTATTTTTCATTTGTCAATTTTGTGCCTTGTGGTTTCAAAAAAGTATCAATGTCTTCTGAAAATGTATTGTTTGGCATAAATGGATTCATGTTTGTTCTAGGTATGGCATCTCTTTCAGACAATTTTTGTTCAATATCTTCTCTCTTGTTATGAGAATTCAATGTGTCCCAACTGTGTTCATCGTGATTCAATGCTGCCAAATAAGCGGTAGTTTCAACATTGTTATTAGTGTTGCCATTGCCTTTGCGTTTTGATTGTTCATATGTTTCACCAAAACTCCATTTGTAATGTTTGGATTCTTCCATAGTATATTTATTCTAAAGTTTTCCATGATTTCCACGATTTCACGATTTCACGAGTTTCAATTGTTTCGTAAACAAATAATTGTTAGAGGATTGTATTCTTCTTTTCAAATTGCAGTCTAAACAACATATAACAATGTTGGAATATGTATGTCCGAGAGAATTATCAATTCTATCAAGCGTCCATTGTTGAGAATCTCTGACAATTTTATATAATAATTTCATGGATTGAAAACAATAATAACACTTTAATTTGCAGTCTATGAATTTTTTAATTACTAGATGAAAAGGTATAACACTCTCTTCTGTATGGACCTTTTTTTTAACATCTTGTTGTTTGTATCCTGCAAGTTTTCTCTCTATTTCCTTAATAATAATATCAGGCAATTCATTCAATAATAACAATTCATATTGTTTGTCAACTTCAAAGAGAATGGGACATATATCTTTTTTTAATAGGCACACCCGTTCTTTGTTTACTTGTTGTTGTTTTGTGGCCTTTTTTATTTGATATTTATTATTTTGTCCAGTAATGACTATTTTCTTTGGATTCTCTGCTTCTTTTCCTTCTTTTCCTTTTTCTTCTTCTTCTTTTTTATTTTCAAACATATAATATAAAACAGGTTAAACTCAACGCTTTATATTATATAATGGAAGAATCTACTGCTACTAATTCCGAAGAATGCGCAGAATTGAAGAACCTTAAATACAAGACAATGCTTTTAAGTGGTGTTCCAATTAAAGAAACAAAATCATCTGGGGATTTATTCACATTGGAAAAATTTTTAGAAAGTGAAAAAAACACAAATAGTATTGGTCCTTGGTGTAAATTGGACCGAACTGTAAAAATCCAAAAGATTTCTCTCTATGTTTCTAAATATAAAATGGAACATGACTTGTCTCCAGAGGAAGAGGTCTTATTAATGAATTTTATGAAGGATTGTTTAGAGAGAAAAAAACTGCAAAAGGTAAAGGATGTTGTTTACGACAAGGAAACAGGACAAATTAAAGACATTCCCTCCTTGTCATACAATAAACAAACCCGGCATTTTACATTGAAGAATCTAGAAAAGCGTATTTCTACATTGAAAAGTTTGCCTGTTACTAAAAATTCTGGCACAATAAAAAATGCAAAACATGGTGTTATTATCCCAATCTAATATTCAAGGGTTATTCAAGGGTTTAAAAATAATAGGACATCTTTATATAATGGATAAAATTTCTCATTATATAAATGAAATAAGTGAGATTCGTCATTCCATGCATACATTCTTGGATTCAGAGGCCGAAACTCAAGTCCGATACGATGATTTTATCCTTTTAGATGATGATGAAATCCTGGATATGTTGGAATGCATGGACCAATATATCATGGACCATCCCAAAATAATATCAGACCCCGAGTTTGATGATATTTTTTTAGAAGACATACAATCCTTTTTTCCGTGTTGTGAAAATATAGAAGAGGTAATTGAATTGTTTCATATATTGATTCTTCCAAAAAGGTCACAAGAAGAACAAGAAGAGGAAAAAGAACAAGAAGAGGAAAAAGAACAAGAGAGAAAAGTCATAAAGGATAAAATAGAACGATTGCATTCACATCCACAACATGCGCAACGAACGCCAGAATGGTATGATTTTCGCAACAATTTAATTACTGCAAGCAACGCTTATAAAATATTTGATACAAATGCAACAAGAAATCAATTAATTTATGAAAAATGTAGTGCCTATGAAACCGCGCACAAAGAACCGTCATCGCAATCTATAAACATTGAATCTTCTCTCCATTGGGGTCAAAAGTATGAACCTGTTTCTGTGCTTTTCTACGAAAAAATGGTTAAAACAAAGATTGAGGAATTCGGTTGTATTAAACATAAAGTATATTCTTTTTTAGGTGCATCTCCGGATGGAATCATCACAAATCCGTCATCTTCCAACTATGGAAGAATGCTTGAAATCAAAAATATAGTGAATCGTGAAATAGATGGAATACCTAAAAAAGAATATTGGATACAAATGCAACTTCAAATGGAAGTATGTGATTTAGACACATGTGATTTTTTAGAGACGCAGTTTATTGAATATGAAAACGAGAGAGATTTTCTACATGATTATGAAATAGATGAAGTGGAAGAATCTGTGCGTTTTATGCAAACAAGCAATGGGGAATTAAAAGGAATCATCCTGTATTTTTCTAAAGAAGGCACGCCCTCGTATATTTACAAGCCGTTGGACATGAATAGGCAAGAGTTTGACGCGTTTGAATGCCGTACGATTGAAGACATGGAGGCAACTGGAATGACTTGGATTAAAAATATTTATTGGAGATTAAAAACATATAGTTGCGTTCTTGTAAAAAGAAATCGTCGTTGGTTTGAAGACAATGTTTCAGATATAGAAGATTTATGGAATGTGATAAAGAGAGAAAGAAAGGATGGATATTCTCATCGCGCTCCAACTAAAAGAAGATTGATTCAGACGCCGCCAACCCAAAACCAACCACAGTGTTTGATTTCCATACAGGATGGAAAGACAATTGTTCAATATAATATATTTGGCGAATCTTGTGAAAAGGCAAACATGGTTTCAGGCGTCGTGTAATAATTGATTCGTAAACCAGAATTCATATCAACAGGAGGCAAGACGGTTGACACATTAGAATGGTCTTGATGATTTTTGTATAAAGCGCCGCAGAATTCAGCAGGCATGCATCGCCCGTCATCTGGATTGTTTGGATATTTGAGATTATTCGTGATTTGTTTGTATGAGCCGACTTCAAAAATAGGATAATGCCACCAAATGTCATGACCGCTCTTTTCAGAAACTCCGGACTTACTATGAATTGGATAAACATCTTCCACCAAGACGTTATTAAGCGATACAGGATATGCACTACCTCCTAAATTTTCATAATTTTTGTAATTTTCTCTTGATGTGTAAAACAAATTCAATGCTAATAAACATCCAATAACAACAAATAATATCGCAATAATTTTATTCATATATATTACAAAACTTAATAATTTGGACTGAATCAATATAAAATAATGCTACAATATTATGTATATGGAAACCTGCAATATGCGAGTAATTAAACGCAACGGCGAATTGGAAGAAATAGCCTTTGACAAAATATTAAATCGCATCAAGAAATTGGGATTGGAAGCAAATATTAATATTAATTACTCTTCATTGACAATGAAAGTGATTGACCAATTATACGACAAAATCCAGACAACAAAAATAGACGAATTGACCGCAGACCATTGCATTTCTCTCTCTACACACCATCCGGATTATGCGAATTTGGCAGGAAGAATCGTCATTTCAAATCACCAAAAAAATACGAGTCCATCATTTAGTGAAGTGATGAAGCAATTGTATTATTTTTATGACATTCATGGCGAACATTCTCCCATTGTTTCTCAAGAATTGTGGGAAATGGTGTCAAGTCATTGCGAATTGTTTGATAAAATGGTGTGTCATGAGAGAGATTATTTGATAGATTTTTTCGGATTTAAAACGCTTGAACGCGCGTATTTGTGCAAAGTCGCCAATATTATTGTAGAACGTCCTCAATACATGTGGCTGCGCGTGGCCATTGGTATACACGGCACAAACATAGATGACATTAAAGAAACATATGATTTAATGTCTCAAAAATATTTTACTCATGCAACACCTACGTTGTTTAACGCAGGCACTCCAAGACCTCAATTAAGTTCTTGTTTTTTACAGGCAATGGAAAATGATAGCGTGGACGGCATTTACAACACGTTAAAAGAATGTGCACAAATCTCTAAATATTCAGGCGGCATCGGTCTCCATATTCACAACATTCGTTGCAAAAATTCGCACATTCGCGGGACAAATGGCAAAACAGACGGCATCGTGCCAATGTTAAAGGTCTTTAATAGCACTGCTCGCTACATAAACCAGTCAGGAAAAAGAAACGGAAGTTTTGCGATTTATCTAGAGCCATGGCATGGAGACATTGAAAGTTTCCTTGAAATGAGAAAAAACCATGGTGACGAAGAGATGAAGGCCAGAGATCTCTTTTATGCATTGTGGATTCCAGACCTATTCATGGAGAGAATCAAAGAAAATAAAAAATGGTCGCTCTTTTGTCCGGATGAATGTCCGGGCTTGTCAGACGTGTATGGTTCTAAATTCAAAGAGTTGTATGAAACATATGAATCCACTGGCAAGGCCCGCAAAACAGTGGAAGCTCGCGATTTATGGTTTAAAGTCTTGGACGCACAAATGGAAACAGGCACACCATATTTATTATATAAAGATGCGGCAAACATGAAAAGCAACCAAAAGAATATTGGCATAATTAAATCCAGCAATTTGTGTGTTGCGCCGGAAACTCTCGTATTAACAGACAATGGTCAAATTCCTATTCATGAGTTAGAATGCAAAGAGATTAAAGTATGGAATGGCCAGATGTTTAGTGATACAATGGTATTTAAAACAGGTGAAAATCAGGAATTGATTGAAGTAGAAACCAGCGATGGATGCGTCCTGTATTGCACACCATATCACCGATTTTTTATAGAAAACCCGAAATCAACTGCCAAAGACAAGGAGGCGTCTATTGTGGAAGCACAACATTTAACAGTTAACGATGTCATTGTCGCATGTGATTTCCCGATTATTGACGGCGAAATACATCTAGAGACATTTGATATAACCGACATTCCAAAAGGAGCAATTAGTATGGATTCAAAAATGAAGTGGCTTTCTCTCTTTTGCGAAAAATACGGAATTGTTTCTTCAAAAATAAATCTACTGAAATCCGCCATTTCAATCATGCATAAAAACAAGGAAACCTTAATGTCTGTAAAACACCTATTGCAAACTTGTGGAATAAATGCACCTTTGAGTAAGACGTGTTATTATAATTATCTTTATCCGGATACTGCGTATTACACTTTGAAAATTAATTCCACACAATTGAGAATTTTGATGGACCATGGATTTCGTTATGGCAGTCCTATAATTACTGCATTGTTACAAAAAAAATACGATGATGTCGCCGATGTATCTCTTGAACCGATTAAAGTCATACGGATTACATCTAATGGAAGAAAAGACGATACCTATTGTTTTAATGAGCCACTGAATCATGCGGGCATTTTCAACGGTATACTTACATCTCAATGCACTGAAATTATCCAGGTTTCAGATGAAAAAGAAACCTCCGTCTGCAATTTAGCAAGCATTGGATTGCCTACATGCGTGGATGAAAAGACTCGCACATTTGATTACAAGAAATTGCATCAAGTAACAAAGGTGATAACAAAAAACCTGAATAAGATTATAGACATTAATTATTACCCAACTGCGAAATCGCAACGCAGTAATTTATTGAATCGTCCGATTGGTATTGGGGTTCAAGGACTCGCGGATGTCTTTATGATGTTGGACGTTCCCTTTCATAGTGACCTTGCAAAAAAGATAAACATTGATATATTTGAAACAATATATCACGCCGCCTTGGAAAAAAGCAATGAAATTGCGATTGACAGGCATAATAAATTGAAACGATTCCATTCTTTTTACAACAACCTGAAAACATTGAGTCCGAATAAACAAGAAGAGTATGTAAAACCCGATGTAACATTTGAAGACTTGTCCGAATTAAAAATAGTCTATGGAGAAATGAACAATTTATCAAATGAGAAATGCGGCGCATATAGTTCTTTTGAAGGTTCTCCTGCATCTTTAGGATATCTTCAATTTGACATGTGGAATGTTGTCCCCACGACAGACAGATATGATTGGTCATATTTGAAGCAATCAATCAGGAAATTCGGATTGAGAAATTCTCTCTTGTTGGCCCCGATGCCCACGGCTAGTACATCGCAAATTCTAGGATTCAATGAATGTTTTGAACCAATTACTAGCAATATTTATAGCAGGAGCACGTTGGCCGGCGAATTTATTCTTGCAAATAAATACTTGATGAATGATTTAATTGGGCTTGGATTGTGGAATGAGCGCATTAAAGACAATATTATTGCAAACAAGGGCAGCATTCAGCAATTGACAGTGTTGCCGCAACATATACGGGATAAATATAAAATTGTGTGGGAAATACCAATGAAGCATGTTATAGACATGTCCGCCGAAAGAGGGGCATACATTTGTCAAAGTCAGAGTTTAAATCTTTGGCTAGAAGACCCGAATTACAACACATTGACCTCGATGCATTTTTATGCATGGAAAAAAGGATTAAAGACTGGTATTTATTATTTGAGACGAAAAGCAAAACACTGTCCCCAACAATTTTCTATTGAACCAGAAAGAAAACAAGAAGATGAGAATACGCAGCACGACGAAATCTGTGAAATGTGCTCGGCATAAAGGAATAAAGGAATACATAATACTAAGAGAAGAATGGAATCATTGTCAATCATCCTGCTTACATTGGCAGGATTTTATATGATTCTTGTTATTGTATGTGGCACTATCATGTGCATTCATCGTGTTCCAATTATTCCAATCTAGGAAATAAATTTGTAGCGCGCAAGAAAAAAATAATATCTAATAAATATAAATGGCAACTAAACAATTATATTTATTACTTGGCAATGGTGCGGATTGGGAAGACACTGTTATTTACGACAACAAAGAAGAGGCGACCCGAGTATTGCGGTCACATCCATCGCATAACAATCGTTTTAGAATAGAAGTATTTGAAAAAAAAGAGGGTTCTTTAAAATATACGCCTGCCTATAAAACGATATTTTACAATGGAGAAACGAATATGAATTCATCGTGATTATTCTTTTGAGATGCATATTTAAAATACTTTTTCACTTTTCACGATTATTTACTATATTTCATGCATTAAAGAGTGTTGAATTTATTTAATTAAAATTGATTTGCTTTTAATTAAATAGTAAGGACGCATTATAACAATGGAAACAAATTCTCATATTTATTTAAGAAATCACAAATCGTATGATGAGTACGATGTGTATAAATTAGGAAGGACTGACAATATACCAGAACGAGATGATGTGTATTCAACAGGTGAAGTAGAACGAGGAGAATTTATTTCAGTATATGAAGTTCCTTCACGCCAAGTAAAAAAGATTGAGAGAGACTTGCAATATGAATTTTGTAATATGAATGTTAGATTTACTGGTGGAAGAGAATTCTATAAAAAAGAAATAGCTCTCCTGATTGAACCTTATTTTCTGAAAAACGGAATAAAATATAGAAAACTAGAGAAAAAAGAAATTGATGCTTTATTAAGAAAGCATAGAATTCAAAAAATTCGCAAAGAGCATGAAGAACTAAATAATTCAATGATTCAAAAGATAGAAAAAATATATACCGAACAACCAACAGAACAACCAACAGAACAACCAACAGAACAACCAACAGAACAACCAACAGAACAACCAACAGAACAACCAACAGAACAACCAACAGAACAACCAACAGAACAACCCGTAGAAGAACTAGCAGAAGAAGAGTTTATTCCTAGACCATACCAAGAACCTATTACTCATGCAACCGCATTATATTTGATGATAAACTCCAAAGGAATACTACAACTTCCATGTGGAATAGGTAAAACATTTATTTCATTATGGAGTTCCAAATTATTAAATTCAAACACAATTATTATTGGAGTTCCTAATGTTTTATTGTTGGATCAATGGAGAAAAATTGTAATCAAAATGTTTACTAATGTGTCTATTTTACTGGTTTCAGGCAGTAAACAAAAAGAAGATGTTGTAGAATTTTTGCAACAACACGGCGAAAAATGTATTGTTATAACTACATATGCGTCATCACATAAAGTGTTGAATGCAACGAATGATATTGGATTTAAATTTGATATGAAAATCAATGACGAGGTTCATCATTTAACATCCCATAATACAAATGAAAAAAATAAAAAAAAATTTATAAATATGTTACAAATAGATTCAGAAAAACAATTGTCACTTACAGCAACTATTAAAATATTAGAAAATAGTGAAAATAAAAGAGATGATGAGGTAGTTATTTCAAATGATAATATTGAATTATTTGGAGAAATTATTGATAGAAAAACATTATTGTGGGCAATTCAAGAAAATATTGTGTGTGATTATGTAATTCAAACAATCATCACAAACGAAGCGCAATTAGAAGATATATTATCTAAATTTAATATAACAGATGAGAATGATAAACGATTATTTCTTAGCGCGTATGCTTCGTTGAAAAGTATTTATGACGGTCATTCACATCACATGTTAATTTATTCAAACAATACAGATAACTCGGAAAAGATAATTAGTTATGTAAAACTACTTTTGGACAATGGATATTTTATCATAAGAGATTTATATTATTCATCTTATCATAGTGAATTGAAGCAAAAAATAAAAACAGAAATATTAACTCATTTTAACAACTCTGGTTTTGGAATAATATCATGTGTCTATTGTTTGGGAGAAGGCTATGATAATTGTATTATAGACGCGGTTGTCTTTGCTGAAAATATGAGTTCAACCATTCGTATTGTTCAATCAGCCTTGAGAGCAAGTAGAAAAAATAGTAGTGATAAAAATAAGAAAACCAAAATCATTTTACCTATTTTGAATAGAGAGGATTGGATGGAAAATACTGAAAATCCAGATTTGAAAAAGGTGCGCGAGGTTATTTATCAAATGGGGTTGGAAGATGAAACAATATCATATAAAATTAAGGTGTTTAGAATTGAAATTCAGGAACATTTGCAACCTTTAAGAAGAGAGACCAGCAGTCAGAGCCAGAGCCATGAACTAAATGATTTTGGAGAATATGACGAAGACTTAACGCGAAAATTAAGATTAAAAACGGTTAAACGCAATGCTTTTGGAATCACTTATGAAAAAGCAAGAAAAATAATTGCTGTCAAAAAACTAACAAGCAAAGAATCATATTACGAATTATGTGAAAGAGATAACAGATTAACCAATGATCCTGAAACGGATTTTAAAGGTAAATTTACTAACTGGATAGATTATTTAAGTATCGAACGAGTGTATTATGACCTGGAAACTTGTAAAAATAAAATAGGTGAATATTTATCATTGTATCCTGAAATAAAACAGTCTTGGTTGAATTTGGAAAATATATCGAATGAGTTGTGTAAAATAGATGACCGATTTCCTCCGATTGGACTATGGGTTGAATATTATGGAGTGAAAGATTTGAGAGAAATTATTATTGTCACAAATAATAAAAAGAAACTTGGTATTATTTTATAATGTAAGAAAAAAAATCTTGGATTGTATTAATTAATTAAAAAATTGAAATGTTTTTTATTTAAAGAAAAAATGTCTTATAATATACAAATGTCAAAACAATACAATTGCGAACTTTGCGGAAAATCATTTAATCAAAAAGGAGATTTCACCAAACATAAAAATAAAAAAGCCCCATGTATTTCATTGTCACAAATGACAGAAATGACACAAACCCAACAGGTAAAAACAGATATTAAAACAACATTAATAAGTGTTTTTAAAAATTGCTTGAATATTCTAAGAGACAATGAAGGTTTAACCGGAGAGAAAGCACTAAGAAATTTATCATATTTATTAGTATTGAAATTAATCGAGCCTCATTTTGGCAATGAAATAGACATTGATACTTTTAATTATGATTTTGGTTCTTATTTTGAAGAAAGTGTTATTGAGGAAAATAAAAAAAAATTATTGTTAATAATAAGATTTAATAATTTGTCAAAAGAAAAAGAGGATAATATTCCTAATTTAATGTCTTATTTATGGGATATTATTTTATCAAAACATCCTAGCACGAAAAACATATTTTTAAAAGGTAAAGGGTTTGATATTCAACATCAATCAACCTATAAAAAATTAATAGATAAATTAAATACTCTACCAAATACAGAAACTGATATTTTAGGTGGTGCTTATGAAGAAGTTATACAAGATGTTATGATAGGCAAAGTATTTGGACAATTCTTTACACCATTGATAATTAAAAAAATGATGATAAAATTGATTGACCCACAAATTCATCCTGACGGGAAAATAGAATCTTGTTGTGATCCAACTATGGGAACAGGTGGGTTTTTAATATCATACCTGTCAGATATTTTGAAAAAAGCAAACAATAGAAACATTCAACCTGATTGGAATTTTATTAAAACTGAAGGATTATATGGCAAAGAAATAGAACCGGATACATATCAACTTGCGGTGTCTAATTTGTTAATTTCATCAGGTCATATGTTTGAACAATTAGAGAGAGGAGATAGTATTAGACAGCCAATTACAAGAAAATTCGATAATATTCTTGCGAATCCGCCATTTGGAATAAAAGGATTAAAATATGATGATTTTAAAAGTCCATTAAAAAGTGAATATGTTCCAATTAAATCAGATAGTGCGGTTTCATTGTTTATCCAGGCAATTATTTATATGTTAAAAATTGGAGGAAAATGTGCGATTGTATTGCCAGATGGACAAGATTTAACTAAAAAATCAAATAAGACATTAGTTGCAGTTAGAGAATATTTAATGAAAACGTGTGATTTGAAAGAAATTAACTATTTGCCATCAGGTATATTTACATATACACCTATAAAGACATGTGTGTTTTATTTTGTGAAAAAGAGAGAAGGGACAGATGTAGATGTATTGGAAACCAACATTAAAGTATCAAAAACACAAAAAGAAACTGGTAGAGATTACAAATTTTCAAAAACACATCAAACAACAACTGTTAAATTTTATGATTATAATCCATATGAAGATGTAAAAAATCTATTAGTTGAAGTGCCTATTGACATAATTGCAAATAATTCATATTCGCTCAATTATGCTGAATATATGAAGGATGAATCTGAAGAAGAAACAAATAATGAAATTGTTGTGAAAACACTTGGCGAATTGTTTCATATTACAAAAGGAACTCTTCAAAGTTCTAAAAATATAGAGGGTGAATACACATTTATTACTGCTTCAGATACATATAAAACTCATAATAGTTTTACTC